CTATCATGCTTTGGTGGGCGTTTACACTTTCGCATACCGGAGAGCAATCCGTTAGAAAGACAGCGCGTGAATACAGTAAACTCATGGCTGCATCAAGATCGCATCATCATCGACGGCACGAAAGCACCTCGCACCGTGCTAGACTTCGACGGTGTGCAGGTCGTGGAAAATAGTATGGGTGAACTTGACAAGTCGCACGATCCACAACTCACGCACATCACTGATGCAATCGGTTACATGATTCACCGCTTCTCGAAGGGCGAAACTAAGAAGAGAGTGCTAGCATGACGATGCGAGTGAACAGTAAGTGCCGCTATAACATGAAGTGGGACATGATTTGGCGAATGATTGATGACCTCAAGGTAGGCACCGAGGCTATGCGTGCTGCAGGACCGCTGTGGTTACCAATGGAACCGCGCGAAACGCCCGAAGGATACGCTATTCGTATCCAACGATCATTTCTTTTCGGTGGGTTCAAGGATACTATTATTCGTATTGTGAGTAAGCCGTTCTCACGTCCAGTTACAATCCGTGGATCAGAACTGCCTGAGAAGTGCTTTACCATCATTGATAATGCTGATGAAGAGGGCACAGACCTCAGCCCATTCGCTCGTGATTGCTTCGAAGAGTTAGTTTCGCGCGGGCGAGTGAATATCTTAGTAGATCATACCTTTGTTCAAGAGGGTGCAACTAAAGCAGATGCGCCAAACGATAGAGCTTACTTTGTGCGAGTTACGCAGCCTTCGTTACTAGGTGTAAAGCGAGTAAATGGTAAGCTTACTGAGGTACGCATCGCTGAAGAGGCAGTTGTTTCAGACGGTGAGTGGGGTGAGGCTCTTGAGAAACGTGTGCTTGTGTATCGCTCAACTGAGTGGATTCGCTACCGCGTGGACGCAGATGCAGATGTAGAGATTGCTCGTGGCGTCAACCGTCTAGGCGAGGTGCCACTCGTTGAGGTGATTGCAGACGAGTGCCCACCTTTGCTCGATTTGGCTTGGATGAACTGTGCACACTGGCAGTCTTATAGTGACCAACGTTATATTCTTCGTGTTGCAAGATGCGCAATCCTTGTGGCTGTTGGCTTCGACGAAGGCGACATGGAAGGCTTTGCAATCGGCCCAACGCAGATGCTAGAGACAACGAATCCAAGTGCAAAGCTCACATATACAGAGCACTCAGGTCAAGCGATTGGAGCAGGGCGTGATGACCTCAAGGATTTAGAAGACCGCATGGAGACACTTGGACTTCAGCCACTTGTGCGTTGGTCTAGTAACTCCACTGCTGCAGGTAAGACGATTGACGAAGGCCGTCAAAGTACAGAGGTGCAAGCTTGGATTACACTTCTCGAGAAGGGATTAGATCAAGCGTTTGCGCTTGCTGCGAAGTGGAATGGTGAGACGCTTGGCGAAGACACTCGTGTAGAGATTCATAAGAACTTCTCTGCGTCCACAACTGGTACTACTGAGGCTGAGACACTCCTGAAGTACCGCATGGCAGGTGAGATAGACCGCTCAACGCTATATGCTGAGTTGCAGCGCCGTGGGTTCCTAGATGATGCAGTTGATGTTGAAGCTGTTACAGCCAACCTCGAGCAGGAGGGACCCAATGGGCTTGACGAATCAGAAGATGTACGATCGAAGCTTGATTCGCGCACATTACCTTCAGCGCGTAGGTAATACTGAAGCACACCGTGTTATGTCTGTTCTGAAGGACGTTGAGCGTGACGTTCTAAACCTGCTAGGTGACTCACCCGGACGTGTTGACTTTGAGAATGTAACACGCGCATACCGCGAAGCAAGCAAAGTTGCGGCTAGGGAAACCGTTGCTGCTGCTGAGCGTGTTGCTGAGCACGAGGTAGCATGGCAGGTGAGTTCAATGCGGTCTGCGATGCCGATCGAGGTATCATTCACGTCGCCATCGCTCAATATCATTCGTGCAGTTGCACGCGAGCCTGTGCGTGGTGACCTCATTGATGATTGGTTTGATGGTCTTGCAATCAATGCAAGTAATCGCATTCGACGTGAGGTTCGTGTTGGGCTCATAGCAGGCGAGAGTGTACCCGATGTTGTTCGCCGTCTACGAGGCACACGCACTGAGCCGGGTATGTTGTCTGTAACACGGCGTGAAACCGAGGCTATTGTTCGTACAACAATGAACCAGGCTACAACACGAGCGCGTGAACTCACATACGCTGAAAATGACGATGTAGTAGATAGTGTGAAGATTGTAGCAACGCTAGATGCTCGCACAAGCCTTATCTGCATGGGCTACGATGGGCGTGAGTTCCCGATCAATGACGGGCCGCGTCCGCCCTTCCATTTCAACTGTCGCACAACAACAGTGCCTATTATCAAGTCATGGCAGGAGATGGGGCTCAAAGATCCAACAGTTGGCACTCGCGCAGCGCTAGACGGTGAGGCACCTGCTGATGAAACATACCCTGCATGGCTCAAGAGACAGCCTGAAAGTGTACAAAACATGGCACTTGGCCCAGCGCGTGCTGCTCTCTTTCGCACAGGCAATGTTCGCATAGATCAGTTTGTAAGAGATGGACGTTCTCTTACCCTCACACAACTAAGTAGTCTAGAGTGATTACATTGTGATTGGACTTGTGAACGTAGAGCGGTACAATCTAAACAGCCAGCGTGACGCTGGCTGATGGCGTGATGCTATCTTCATACACGGAGACTTCGATGGCTCTCAAGGCTCTAATCACTGCAGACGAACACAAAGCGTTGGCTACTTTGCTTCAGGCAGAGTATGTGGCGGATGGTGAGATGTTCAAGGTTGACATCGTGATGGTGAACGGCCTGCTACTCACTGACCCGACCAAGATTCAAACTGCGCTTCAATCAGAGCGCGTGCTTTCCAAGGCTGCTGCAAAGGCAACCAAAGAGGCGCAGGACAAGATTACAACGCTTGAAACACAGCTTGCAGAGTTGAGCACAGGAGAGCCAAGCGAGCAACAGCAGAAGAAGCTATCTGCACTGGAAAAACAACTCGCAGAACGCTACGAGAAGCAAGCCAAAGCAGCAACCGCCGCGCTCGAAAAGGAGCGCGATGGCCTCAAGTCGAAGATCGGCACGCAATCCAAACAACTTTCTGAAACACTCCATGTTGGTGGCGCTCGCGCGGCTATCACCAAGGCTGGTGCAAAGGAAAAGTTGTTACTTCAGAATGTGCTATCGCAAACTCGCATGGTCGAGAATGATGATGGTACATATCGGACAGAAGTGATTGGCCGCGATGGCCAAGAGCGGCTATCCCCGAAGTCCACAGATGGTAAGTTGCTGATGTCATTCGATGAACTCGTAGAAGAAATGCGAGCCGATGCAGAGTTTGCACCGGCGTTCCCAGCCTCCGGACCTGGGGGGAGCGGTTCAAGCTCCTCTACCGCACGCGGCGGACAATCCCGCGGACACACCATCTCTGTTGTTGACGCTCGTGATCCTGGTAAGTACCAGGCTGCGCGTGCTGAGGCAAACAAGGCTGGTGCACCCCTCCAGATTGTATAGTGAGAACATCACATGGCAAACGTCCTTGGAATCTATAATCCCCTGTTCTATGCTAATGAAGGTTTGATTCACCTGCAGAAGGCTCTTGGTATGGCTTCGCGCGTTCATCGTGGGTATGATGCAGAGCGCAAGTCATTCGCCAAGGGTGAGACGATCAACATTCGTAGACCGTCTACCTTCACAGCACAGAATGCGCCATCTACTGCACAGGATGTACTAACTGGTTCAGTGCAACTCAAGTTGGATTTCTGGAAGGAAGTGAAGTTTACGCTCACCGACAAAGAGCTTGCCTTTACAACTGAAAAGATCATTGAGGATCATATTGAGCCTGCAGCATATGCCTTGGCCGATGACATCGACCAGAAGCTTTGTGCGCTCTACGCGGACATTCCTTGGCACTATGACTTGAATGCTGCACCGGGCTCGGTGATTGCTGATATCACGGAGCCGTACCGTGTGTTGTTTGTAAACAATGTCCCGATGAGCGACTCCGGCCGAGTGTCGTTTATGGTTGATGGTGTGATGCAGTCGAACCTGATGGCCAATGCTGCGTTCTCTCAGTGGAGCGGCGCTGGTCAAACTGGTGTTGATGTGCAGCGTCGTGGCTCGCTAGGTGACCGCTTTGGCTTTGGCTTCCATGCTAACCAAAATGTACGCAGTCACGTCAAAGGCACAGCATCCACAGGCACCCTTGCTGTCAATGTTGCAGCCCTAAAGGGTGCAACCACTATGGGTATAGATGCTGCTTCAGTAACTGGCACGCTGGTTCCAGGCGATACCTTTGTGATTGCAGGCAACGCGCAGCGGTACGCTATCACTAACACTGTTACCGCCGCTACCAATGCCTTCGCTGGAGTTCAGTTCACGCCTGCATTGGTTGTTGATGCAGCCGATAATGCTGTGGTTACTGCATCGCTGGACGATCACACTGCTAACTTGGCCTATCACCGCAACGCCTTTGCGATCGCAATGGCACCTTTGCCCGAGCACGGAGCCGAACTTGGTTCTCGTGTTGCAACTGTAACAGACCCTCGCACGCAGCTTTCGCTTCGTTCTCGCGTCTTCTACATGCCCGACACGTCCGAGGTAAAGGTCGCGCTTGACGTGCTCTATGGCGTCAAGACTCTTGATCCCAATCTTGCAGTTCGTGCTCGTGGCTAAACGGCCAACCCCCCCTTTCTGGTCGGCGGTTCTCCTGCATGAGACCGCCGACCATTATGACACGTCCCATGCGGCTGTGAGGTTGCTATGTTGATCCTTGAGACAGGGCAAGGCCTCTC